TGAAAGCGGTCGATCTGTTCGAAATCAGCCTGGTGACGTTCCCCATGCTGGAATCGGCGCGCGTCGATGCGGTCAAGGCCGCGGAAATGACGCGTCGTGATATGGAACAACGACTCATGCAGGACGCTGGGTTTTCTCGTTCCGTTGCCCGCGCCCTTATGGGTGGCGGGATCGAAGCCGTTAAGGCCATGCAGGACGCTGGCGAAGACGAAGCGGCAATCAACGACTTTGCGGATTGGATCCGCAATCGCAACGTGAACTAAAGGGGACTCAAAATGAGCGCCATCGAAGAAATCAAGGAAGCCTTCGCGGCAACCGAAAAGACCGTGGCCGACACCCGCGCCATCGTCGACGAAATGAAGGGCAAGCAGGATGATTATGTCAGCACCGACAAGCTGAACAAGGCTCTTGCTGATCTGTCGGCCAAGCTGGACGCCGAAGACGCGGCCCGCGACGAACTGAAATCGCGCGTCGATGCGGTCGAAACCGCAGCTGGTCGCCCGGGCGCGCCCGGCGGTGAGACGAAGGCCGACAAGACCGCCGACATGTTCGTCGACGGCTTCATGCGCAAGGGCCGCGAAGACATGTTCGACACCAAGGACATGCACACGCAGTCCAGTTCGGATGGCGGCTGGCTGGTTCCGCCCCGCATGCGCGAAGGCATCCAGAAGCGTCACCGCCGCACGTCGGCGATCGAAGACCTGGCGACTGTCGTTTCGCTGTCGGGCGGCACCTATTCGGTGCTGATCGAGCGCGGCGACGCGGGCTATGAATGGGCCGGCGAACGCGAAACCCGGGCCGAGACCGACACCCCGACCATTCACCGTGTGGACATCACCACGCACGAACTGTCGGCCCTGCCGAAGGTGTCGCAGCGCCTGCTGGACAACGCGTCGTTTGACGTCGAAACCTACGTCATCAACCAGGCGCGCGACCGCTTCGCCCGGGGCAAGGGTACTGCGTTTGTCACCGGCAGCGGTCAGGACCGCCCCAAGGGCTTCCTGTCCTATTCGACCGCGACCACGGTCGACGAGTCCCGCGCGGCGAACACGCTGCAGCACCTGGCGACCGGCGCGTCGGGCGCGTTCAACGGCACCGATCCGGCGAACATCTTTGTCACGACTTCCTATGAACTGCAGGAAGCCTATCAGGCAAATGCGACCTGGCTGATGAAGAACACCACGGCGGCTGTCGTGGCGACGCTGCAGGATGGTGACGGCACCTACCTGATGACCGGCATGATGAATGGCGAAGGCCAGTACACCCGCCGCATTCAGGGCCGTCCGGTCCGTCTGGCAAACGACATGCCGGCCATCGGCGCAAACTCGCTGTCGATCGCCTACGGCGACTTTGAACAGGGTTACACCATCGTGAAGGATCCGAACATCACCATGCTTCGCGACCCCTTCACTGCGAAGCCGCATGTTCTGTTCTACATGACCGAACGTGTCGGCGGCGGTGTGACCGACTTCGACGCGATCAAGCTGATCAAGTTCGCCTAATCGGCGACCCGGGGCGGGCCTAATCGGGGCCCGCTCTAACGCAACGTCAAGAGGAAAAGCGAAATGCACCTTTCTGATATGAAGACGATCACGACCGTTGCAATGGGCATCGCCGCAACGCTGTCGGGAACCACGCCCGCCAAGGGCAACATCATCGACGTCACCGACTACCAGGGCGCGACCTTCGGTTTCGGCACCGGCACCGTCACCGACGCCGGCACCGCTTCCGGCTTCAGTGTCGAGATTCAGGAATCCGACACGACCGCCGATGCCGATTTCACTGCTGTCGCCGACGCCGATCTGATCGGCCTTGAATCCGACCTGACCGTCACCGACGACGCCGACGACACTGTCGCGGTCGGCGCGATCGGTTACATCGGCGTCAAGAAGTACGTGCGCGCCGTGGTCACCGGCACGACCGGCACCGACGCGGCTGTCAACGGCCTGTGGTTCCTGCAGCGCCCGCGCTACGCACCGTCCGACGCAGCTGCCGCCAATATCGCGGCGACCTGATTGGTCGATTTTGTCAGAGGGGCATCATCTTCGGTGCCCCTTTACTAAATCGACAAGGGGGTTCCCGTCATGAAACTGAAACACGATCTTTTGTTCGTCAAACCCGGCGACATTCACCCGACCCGTTACGCAGCCGGCGAGACTGTCAGCGGTGACGCGGCCACTGAGGCCAAGCGTCAGGAAGAACAGCGGGAACAGGCCGTCAAGCTGGTGCCCCGCGACACCCCCGCGATCGCGCATAAGGCAATGCAGCAGGTTGCCCAGGCGCACAAGGCCGCCCTGAAAGAGGTCGAGGACGCCAAGGCTGCGGCCCTGAAAGAGGTCGAGGACGCCAAGGCTGCGGCCCTGAAAGAGGTCGAGGACGCCAAGGCAATCGCCGCCGCGCCCGAGAACAAGGCGCACAACGCCGCGCCCGAAAACAAAACCGCAAAGATGCCCGGCTAAATGTTCGTCACACGCACTGTCGACCCGACTGCAGAACTGGTGACCCTTGCGGAAGCCAAAGCGCACCTTCGGGTCGACTTCGACGATGATGACGGGCTGATCAGCGGACTCGTCGCTGCCGCGGCGGGATACCTCGACGGCCCCGACGGGATCCTGGGGCGCGCCCTGCTGCCGCAGACATTGGCGCTGACCCTAGCCGACGCGCCGCCGGGTGACACATGGTTGCCGTGCGGCCCGGTCACGTCCGTCACGTCGGTGACGTATTACGACCTCGACAACGCACCACAGACCTTTTCCGACAGCGATTATTCGCTGATCGAGGGCATCGACACGGTGACCCTTGAGCCGCTGGCGACCTGGCCGTCAACGTTTGCCCGACTCGACGCTTTCACGATCACTTACGAAGCCGGCGACAGTACCGTTCCCGCGGCGATCCGCCAGGCCGCGCTGCTGCTGGTCGGGTTGTGGTATGAACAACGTGAGGCCGCGACCGACAAGTCGTTTGCGGCGCTACCCATGGGCGTGCGCATGCTGCTGCTGCCGTATCGCCGCGCCAAGGATCTGTTCTGATGCCCCGGGGCGCTGGTGCGCTGAATGAGTGGGTCGCGTTTGACGCCCCTGTGACCATCCCTGACGGCAAGGGTGGGCGCGAAACGTCCTGGTCCGAACAATACGACTGCCGGGCCGAGTTCATCTATCAGCGCGGCGCGGAACAGATCGAGGCCGCGCGCATGTCGGGCACGAAAGTGTTCAAAGTGCGCGTCCGTCAATGCGACGCGATGCGGTCCGTCACGGCGGATTGGCGGCTGCGCGATCTGCGGCGGCTCATGCGTGACAGTTCGGGAAAACCGATCGCCGGCGTCTATCAAATTCGCACGGTCGATGATATAACAGACCGGCATTGGATTTTCATCACTGTCGAAAGCGGAGTCGCGACATGAGCCTGACCACTGATTTTCTTCTGCGCCTCACGGCGACGCAACGCGGGGCCAATGATTTCGGCAACGACGTTTTCAATCCGACCATGAAGGCAACCCTTCAGACCACGGACGGCACGACGGCGAACAAGGCCGACATTCTGTTCATGGATGAACGGACGGTCGCGGACGGTGCCGACGATGATATCGACCTGGCGGGCGCGCTGTCCGATGCGTTCGGTTCGACCATCACCATGGTCGAGGTCGTCGCGATCTTCGTCATCAACGTGGCCCGTGACGGCACCGCCAACACTACCGACTTGACGATTGGCGGCGCGACCAACGCGTTCGAAGGCTTCCTGGGCGGCACCGGCCCGACTGTCGGCCCGATCAAGCCCGGCGGGTGGTTTGCCATTGGCGCGGGCGACGCGGCCGGCATCGGTGCAGTTTCGGCCGGATCGACCGACGAACTGCGGATCACGAACGGTGCGGGCGCGGCGGCGACTTATCAGATCGCGATCGTCGGCCGGAGCGCGTAAATCATGGGCTGGTCGTCGGCTCTGCAAAAGGCGATCTTTGACATACTGATCGCAGACCCCGGCGTTTCCGCCATCGTCGGGGATCGCGTCTATGACGCTATGCCGTCCGACGGCGAATATCCGTCCGTGTCGTTTGGCCCGTCCGATATCGTGCCGGCCGACGAAGAGTGCATCACGTCAAGCGTCGAAACCATCCAGCTGGACTGTTGGTCGCAGGACCAGGGCCGCCTGAACCCGTGCAAGGATCTTGTCGCGGCGGTCAAGGCGGCGCTTCATGACGTGCCGTTCGAAATGGCCGAACCTTATGCACGCATGACCGGATATATGCAGCTTGCTCAAACCTTCCTCGACCCCGACGGCAAAACGGCACACGGTGTGATTCAGATCGCCTTCAGGGTACAGGAGTCGGTCGATGGTTAAGGGGATCGCACAGCTGGAACGCAGAATGCGTGCGATTCCCGACGCCATTGTCACTGAAGTAACCGCCCAGGCCGACAAGGAAACCGGCAAGCTGGTGCAGGAAATGCGCGGGCTCTGCACGTCGGCAGAAGTGCGGGCGCAAATCGAGGCCGTGCCGGCGGAAATGCAGATCCGCCAGCGGTCGAACGGCAAGGGGTATGGCACGATCGCGGCGAAAGTGCGGGTCAAGCCTCTTACCGACAAACGCATCGCTGACTTGCCTAGATGGCTGGAATTTGGCACAAAGGGACGTGTGCAGGCGACGACAGGTCGCGAAACTGGCGCGGCAACGGCTTCGCCTTACTTTTTCCCGGTCTACCGCGCCAACAAGAAGCGGATCCGGGCGAACCTTTCGAGGGCTGTTTTGCGCGCCCTCAAGAAGCTAAACAAAGCGTAAGGAGTTGCGCCAATGACCGCCGCAGTGATCGAAGAATTTCACGAAATGATCCTGGAAATTTCGACAGATGACGGGGCCACCTGGTCCAAAATCTGCGGGATGACCGACGTTACCGTGAACCGCACGACCAATGTCGACTCGACCGAAATCCCCGACTGTGATGATGAATCGCTGCCGTTCAATTTGGTCAAAAAGGTCCGTTCCAAGGAAATGACCGTTTCGGGCACCGGCGTTTGGGCGCGCGGGTCGCAAGGCATGATGAAGACCTGGTATCACGACGGCCTGCAGTATCTGACCCGCATTCATGACTCGGCCGCCGCGTCGGGCGACATTGCGTATGAACAGGGCACCGCGATCCTGTCCAACTACAGCACGTCGCGCACCAAGGGCCAGTCTGTCACCGCAGAAATCGAACTGCAGTTCTCGGGCGTTGTCACGACCACGAACGCGGCCTGATATGATCACTCTGAATTGGCCCGGCGGCGAACATGATTTCGCCTTGCGGATCGGCGAACTTCGCGCCATTCAAAACGCGTGCGACGCCGGGCCCGAAGAGGTGCTGAACCGATTTCGCGTCACGGCGGCTTGGCGCGTCGATGACGTGATCGAGGTTCTGCGGCAGGGTCTGATCGGCGGCGGAATGGCGCGACAGGATGCCACGAAACTGGTCATGCGCGTGGTCGAAACGCACGGTTATCTTGACATCAAGATGACGTGCATTGCGATCATGTGGGATGCGCTGGCAGGGCCAGCCGATGACTCGTCGGGAAAGCCGACGGGGGAACCGGAAAGCCCCCCGGAAAATGGAAGTTCTCAGCACTCTACGGATCCGGCGCAGTAATGGGGTTCACGCCCGAACAAATCGGGCGCATGACGGTTTGGGAACTGAACGCGTGTCTTGATGGCTATCAGCAGGCGCACGGCGGTGGTAAGGTGCGCAAGGGTTCCGGCGAAGGCATGAGCGAAGACCGGGCCCGAGAACTAGGGATCGAGGGCTTTAGCTGATGGCAACGGAATCGCAGAACAAGGGCCTTGAGGTCGAAATCGGCGTCACCCTGAACAAGCTGACCAAGCAGCTGGCCGCCGCCGAAGCGCGCATGGTTGGCACGGCCAAGCGATCCGAACAGCAGTGGCAGAAGTCGAACGCACGAGTCACCAAATCCTTTGACACTGTGGCCAAATCGCACAAGCGGATGGTCGGCGGGGTCGCAACAGATTCCCGATACATGGCGATGCAGCTGTCGCAGGTTGGCCAGCAGGCCATGGCTGGCGGCGACATTGTGCGTGCCTTGGCGATCCAGTTGCCCGACCTGACACTGGGTTTCGGTGCGGTCGGGATCGCTGCGGGTGTCGCCGCTGGCGCGTTGCTGCCGCTGGCTGTGAACATGCTGAAAAGTGAAGACGCCGCAAAAGACCTCGAAACCACCATGGATGATCTTGACGCGGCAATGTCGCGACTCGAGTCCTCGACCGCAAATTCAGGACAGGGCCTTTCGGCGCTGCAACAGAAGTATCGCGGTATGGCGGAACAGGCGCAGCGGTTCTTTGAAATCGAACGCGAAATCGCCGCTATTCGTGCGGGCGAGGCACTGAACGCAGCGTCGCGGTCGATCGCTGGCGAATTGGACGTCGGCGGAACGCTGGGTCTTGACCCTGCCCAGATCCGCAACGCTTCGTCCGAGATTAAGACGCTAAAGGCCGAAATTGCCGACCTGCAGGCGCAGACTAATCTTAGCGACGAACAATTGCGCGCCGTGGTCGATCGCATTGCGGAAGCGCAAAGCGAACTTTCTGCATTGCGAGAGGTCAACCGCAACTTTGACGACCTGGCCGACATTCTCGGGATCACCGAGTCGCAGGCGCAGGAGGTTGCGGCGCGGTTCGCTGAGATTGAACAGACCGAAGGGGCGCGGGCGCAGGCCGACGCTATGCTTGCGCTCGTCGAGTACATTTCGGACGCGTCCGACAACCTGGCCGACGCTGAAGATGAAGGCAAGGCGCTTTACGACCAGCTACTTGATGCGGCGGCGCAGGGCCTGATCCTGGCCGGATTGGACCTGGCGGGCCCGATCGGCGCGGGCGCAGACGAAGCCAAACGGCTTGCCGATAACCTGCGCCTTGCGGAACTGGCCTATGAATTTTCGCCCGGCGGTCGGGCAATGTCGAAATATGGTGGCCGCGGCACGACGACCGACACCGAAATCACGGACGGGCGCGGCTACGTCCTGCGAGACGGCAAATTCGTCGACCCCGACGCGAAACCGACCGGTCGCGGCGGCAGCGGCGGCACAAGCGCGGCCGAGAAGGCGCAAAACGAACTGTTGCGTGAACGTGACCGGATCCTGAAAAGCCTGGCGACCGACACAGAAAAGGTTCAGGAGGAAATCGACACGCTGAACCGCGTGATGGCTGCGGGCCAACTGACATCGGAACAGTACGACCAGGCAATGCAGCGCCTGAATGAACGTATGGTCGATGCGAAGTTCGGCGACATGATTTCGGCGATCGACGACTTTTCGAAATCCATCGCCGACGCAATCGTCAACGGCGAAAATCTGGGCGATGTGATGATTAACGTCATCAAGCGAATCGCAGCCGAGGCGCTGGCAAGCCGCATTTCCGACATCTTCACCGGGGGCTTGACCGGTGGTGGCGGTGGCGGTTTTGGCGGCGGACTGCTGAGTTTCATTTTCGGCAAGCGCGCATCGGGTGGGCCGCTAGTCGCCGGGCGGCCAACGCTGGTCGGCGAGAACGGGCCGGAATTGATGATTCCGGGCAACGGCGGCGGGCGCATCATGAATGCCCAGCAAACGCAGCGTGCCCTGACTCGCACGCCCGAACGGGTCGAGGTCGTTTCGCGGGTCGAGGGCGGCGACCTGACCTTGACCGACGACGGCAAGATCGCAGCAAATATTCGCGTGTCGTCGTCACAGGCGCGGCAAGGTGCGGTGTCTGACGTGCGTCGCGGCTTCGGTCAGATCAGCAACGAATATCAGCGGTCCGGGGGCCTAGTGCGATGACGGCAATCATTTACGACTGGCGACCCGGACTGATCCGCATGGGCCAGCACTTTGCCGCCGGCGGGCAAGCCCTGAACGGTGGCC